TCTAGCCCTATCAAAGCTAAGGGAATCCTCTAAATCTCCATGATCATGATGGACAAGCGCTTTTGCGCCTTCCTCCGCCAGCATACCAAGTTTGGTCATTTCATCCATGATGATTTTCTCTGATTGTTTATCCATTTTGTCTAGGATTTTGGCAAACTCGTCTAAGCCTTCCCATTCAATGTTAAATACATCGCCCTTAGCCATCGACATACACCGTCCTATAATAGACTTTTGTTCCAGCCAAATTAGTAGCTTCATCTTTGGAAACAATGGTACCAGTACCGTTTTTCCCATCAATTGTCGCATAATCTAGCTTAATCCCATTATCAGGGTTGAAGTCACGCGGTAAATCGATCTCGAGATTAACACGGCGCTCTTGTCCATTGGCATCTCGGATTAGTTGCGACTTAAATTGAACCCTAGCTTTAGAATCAATTGGTTTCGTTTTAGGTTTTCCATACTTATCCGTAATTGGATTGCCATTTTCGTCCAAAATAGGCATGTTTGCGGTCACTTTTTGTCTCATAGGAGGAATCATATTAAACGCCCCACTTTCGCTTTAGGAACAGGCTCTAACAATTGAATAACTGATGGTGCTATTTCTGTTCCATCAAAGGTGACAGATACACCCTTAACGCTATAGGATTTCACTCCATGACGTTTTAACTTAGAGAATTCTTCTTCCTCTCCTTCAAGCATATAAAGGACTTGTAAAGCTACTGCACGATCTGTGATAGATTCCTCTTTAAAGTTATCTTTTAACAACTCAAGAGCGCCAAAGATGATTTTATCCTGGTCTGTACTTTCCAATTCTTCATACAGACCGTTCCCATACATCTTATCGAGATATTCTTTAATCGATTCGGTTGTAATCATAGTGATCACTTCGTTTCTTTTTTAGCTTTTGAATCCTTTTTAGGTTCTTCTTCTTTAGGTTCATTGACAGGTGTAACCTTATCTCCTAATCGTTTAGCTTGTTCTTTTGTTAGTTCAACTTCATTACCAGTTTGAATAATCTTTCCTTTATGCACCAAATATGCATTAGCAATATACTTTGGCATGTTAATCCTCCTTTTAAAATTGAAAGAGCGCCTGTTTAGACGCTCATAGTCACGATTGCATTTTTTCGTTTTAATGCTGGAAATGGCGCCTCACCAACAATAATAGATTGTTCTGGTGGATCGTTTTTAATTTTAGGTACTGAAAACTTACCAGGAGAATAATTGTTTTCAACAGTTGGTCCAATCATCGTGTTTCCTAAGTTATTACCAAGTAATACGATTTTATTGTCATCTAGCAACTGAACTTCTTCTTCACCGATAACAATTACATCATCGTTAATTTGGTAAGGTGGTAATCCTAATGCACTAAAAACGTTTTGGATATCTGCTTTTGTAAGCAAACGTTGTCCGTTATCTTTACCATAAATTTGTGTGCGAATCTGTTCGTCTTGTAACAACAACGCCTCGGTAGCGCTAGTCATATGCATAACGGCCGGCTTTTGCTTTTGGTTATTTTTCTGATATTGTTTAACCGCAGCTTGAATATCAGTTAATATGGTTGCTCCTGCAGCACTCCAAGAAGTAGAAGCTATCAAGTTGTTTTCAGTAGGGATTCCGAAATCAACATTCAAATGGATATCATTTTCCTTATCCTCGTAGATAAGAACCCCGTTATAAATCACTTGTGCTCGCATATATTCCTTAATATCTTCCACACCTTGAACTAATTCATCAATAGACGCATAAATCCCTTCAATGACAGCGTTAGCTTCCTCTGTTGCACGCGGACGGTTATATTGTAATAGTTGAGTTTCGTCCAGTCGGAAACCGTGTTGTACTTTCGAAACTTGACCAAACGCTCTTTCTTGATCTTTCGTATCTCTTAATGGAGCGCTAGCGTTCCAACCTGTGATAGATGCAGCTGGAGCATATTTCCCATTAATAACGTTATAAGCAAAGTTAATATCATAAACGGGTTGTTCAGGCATAAAGCTTGCAAGCAAATATTCCCTTGTCGGCGGTACGTTTTGTACATATCCTGTTAATTGTGGTTGTTGAAACTCATTTAAATGTAATGGCATTAATTATTCCTCCTTCTTACGCATCAAAGCGTAGATATCCTTTTACAGCTTCTTTGAATCCTTCTGTTACACCTGTACATTTACTTTCTAATGGATAACCAGCTAAAAGCACACCAACAATCGGATTTGATCCAGCAATAATTTTTACATCTTGTGCAATTAATCCTGCACCTTTTCGGTTTTCTCCATCAGCTGGATCTGTCCAAGGCACATAAAAGCCCTCATCATTCCTGTATACTGCGGTACCAGCTTTCACGTATCCATCAACAGGAGTAAATGCGGATGCATCCAATGTTGCTCCACCTGTTTTATATTGAGTTCCTACGCTGTTACGCAAGAATTCTTTTTGACCAAATATTTTTTCAGTACGTGGTTGTAAATTCATTATTTATCCTCCTTTTTATGTCTCTCTAATGCTTTAAGTCGCCCTGCTTCATATGGGTCCACTTTCTTTTTCTTGTTGCTCTTTTGACGAGCCCCCGGGACAAAGGTAGACTTCCTTTTTCTTTTTGGTTCATCTTCTTCCTCGTCGTCATCAGTTGCACCAAAATACTCTGGAAATTCTTCTTCTAATTCCTCAAATAGATCATCTAAGTTTTCTGGTTCCCCATCTTCATCCAGTTCAATGTCATCCACGTTGATCAGACGTGCCAACAACTTTGGATTCACTTGGTTGTCCACTGCAAACTCTTTAACCATTGCTCGTTTTTCTCTACGTTCAGCACGTTCGATGCGTTTTTCCTTTTCAGTTAACTCGGATTTAAGTGTTTCTAATTCATCCTCATCACCCGCATCATCTTTCTTTTTTCCAGCCTGTTCTTTGAGTCGGCGATACTCTTCCGGATCCACGTCCTTGTACTTTTTCATGCGTTTACTCAATTGCCCTTTTAATTTAGCATTATATTGCTTCTTGAATTTAGGGTCTTTCAGCAATTCATCTAAATTAGGAACATCATCCTCAAAATCTCCTTCGGGGTCATCTTCTGGATCGTCCACAGGGTCATCCTCCGGATCCTCATCAGCAAAGAATTGCAAATCGAGTTTTAAAGGACTTACTTTCTCTTCCTCTTTAGCAGGAAGGCCGCTCTCTTTCTTGAATAACGAAATAAACCATTCATATAATCTTTTAATCATTAGAAATTCTCCTTTCCACTGCTTTTGGGTAGCAGGAACCTAATTACTCATGTTGTTCTTTTTAGCGCCTACAACATGGAAAAAGGCATAATAAAAGCACCTAACTTTTGACTGCTAGATGCACTTATTCCAATTCTAAATAAACTAACGAATCAGCCGGAGAACTGAATAATATCGTGTTTTCTTTGTCGTATAACGTATATACACCTTCATCGATAACGATATGTTCCACTTCGCTAATTCTTCTATTTGTCACATTATCACCATTGGCTACTACTACTAGATATTTCATATATTCACCACCTTTAACCCCTTAATTCCTTCACTTTCTCTCGATATTTCCTCTGTAACTCCTTAAAATTTTCACTATTGGATTTCTTAGAGCGCTTAAACCCTCCAAGTGTTTTTGGAGCATCATCACCTAGTACAGCTTTATACCTAGCGTATTGTTTTTTAGTTTCATTATTCCAACGATGCAATGCTTGCTGTTTATTGTAAGCGTCTCTTTGGCTCTTACTTCGAGTATCTTTGTTAGGGTCAAATGTTTTTGCTCTCTCAACTTCTTTATTAATTTCCTTATCGCTATGGAACGATATAGCATATACAGATGCAGAGCAATTACATTGAGGATGATAAGGCGGTAAATTACCTTCTGCTGGAGGGAAACGATCATCTTCTCCACTCAAGCTAAAAACCATCCCTCTATAGGCGTGACATTTATGGCATGTAGGAGTGTTTCCGCTTATTTTCACAAGGTCTTGTCCATTTTCCCTATACCTAGCGATCGCACCATTTGTATTGGCCTGCTTTAGCTGGGTTCTTACGACTATTTCCGAATACGTGTCCAAATTCAACCACCTATTATCGATTGTTTGGAACGCCTTCATCCCATCCTTAGCAAACGATTCAGAAACCCTTTGAGTAATAACCCTTCTAGCTTTTCCTTGTATAACCCCACTTTGTAAGTCCTCTTTTACGTCTTGCAAAGTGGTCATGAGTGTAAAGTAAGTATTCTGCCTTGCTGTACGTATAGCAGACTTTAAATCAAGCATGGTGTTATCTGTAATCTCAGCTATAGCTTCCATATGGACGTGAGAAGTAAACGCGCTCCTCACTTGTCCGCTTGCGGTTATACTTGAAGCAAGTCCGCCAACTGGATTAACACCCGCTAAACTTAATGCCTTTGTTGCTTCATCAACTCCAGCATAATAAGCTTTTAGTGATTCAGCAGGGATTACCTCTTCTACGGCTATATCAAGTTGTTGAAACATAGTATCAATAATTTGGAGTGTTCGTTGTGCTTCTTTATCGTTTGCTAGATTAGTATTTTGCAAGATTTCTAGGATTTCTAGCTTCATAGCTTTGATGATTTCTAGAAGTTGTTCATTGTTCATTATTCATCATCCTGGTTATTTTGTATCGGATTCCCATTCTCGTCACGATTACCCATCATCTGTTGTAATGTCTGCCTGCCGTTTAATAATGAAAATGAGTCATCATTCGATTTTTCTGATTCCACTCTATAAATTTCCTCTTGTATCCATTCCTCGCTAGCATTAGGATTATTCCTTCTAATCGTTGTTTCAAGCGATTGAGTTTCAGATGTATAAGCCATATTGTTTTCCTCAATCAATTCCTTACGGCTAATTGGAATCATAGATTTAAGTAAAATCTCAGGCTCTTCTATTTTGACAACGGGATCATTATAGTTGGCAAGCCACAAAGCACTCTCAATCAACTGCTGCAAGAAATAAATATACTCGGATTGAATTTGCTCCGCCTTAATTAAAGATGTAAATAAATCATAAAACTTAGCCACACCGGATTGAGCGCTAGTTGAAGTGTTTTCCATGTAAAAATCGACAACTTTTTCAGACGTCTTTGTTTCCATGAGCATAAGCTTCATTAAGTCCTTAACCCATTGAATATCACCAATCTTGGTAATATCGATCTGAATGACTTCCATTGCTTTTCCGTTGTCATCGTAGGTAGTAATTTCTAAATCCCTGTGATCTATTTTTGCTTCATCTCCATAGCGTTCCAGCGCTCTCTCTTGGAGTGCTGCCATAATTTCTTTAGAGATAGCTATTCTTGGCTTCCCGTTACGTTCAAAGGTGATAGCATTCCTCGTAAGAGTCCAGTTAATCTCATCCTGTTTACCATCTTGTCCTTTCAAACACGATGTTCCAAGTGGATTCATAAACGTCTTTTCGTTTGGCCAGTAAATAACAAAAGGCCTACCCCTTCCAGGATAAACCTTCTCTAACTCATTCATGCCAAGAAGCTCTTTCGTTTCATCTTCCGGCACTTCTTCTGTTTTACGGGATTCATTCAATAAATAAAGCATGTGTTTCGTATGCAAATCACCATCAATAACTTGTTCTCGGTAAACATGTAAATATTCTTTCTCGTCTATTTCGATTTCATAGGCTAAATCAACGCCCATTCCATCATCATGAGGGTAATAAACGTCTCTTGCTTTAAACTCTAACCGTAGTCCTTTTTCATCTAACCACGGCACGCCAACAAGACCGCCATCCACTTGTTGTTGGAGGATATTACCCCAATGTTCCAGCGCTAAATGGCTATTCTTTTGTATTTGATCTATAACTTCCTGTTGCACGTTAATAATTTTGCTTACTTCATCTCTTGGCTCGTCTACAATTTCGTCGGTTTCTTGATTGATATTTTCAGCCTGGAAATCATCTGGAGAAAAGGAAGTCTGTATATTGCCGATAGAACGACTTACAAGCATTGCAGGTATCTCGGGTATCAATTTGCATATGTTAGCCACAATATACGGCGTTTGAACGTTTTTAGCACGTTGCGTTCCATACATGATGTTGTCTACAATCTCGCCTTTTTCGATTAATTCTTTTGCTCGGGGAAATATCTCTGAATGCTTACCTTCGTATAGATCACGATAGTAAAATATATCGCCGTGTGTTTTTTTAATGACTTCTGCATCAAATTTTGTCCAGTTTGGCATTGAATCACCTTCCTTTCTCCCCTGCATATATTAATCAGCAAATAAGTCTCTTATCTTTTGTTCAGCGAACTCGTGTGTGTATTCAAAACCTTTCGGGTGGAAATAAAATGTACCCTCTATTTTTGATTTTCCAGGAACAGAAACAACCGCATCTACCCGTACTTCTGTAACGGACATCCCATAAGTGAATGGATCTCCTTCAATTCCT